GCTAACGCCATCGCCGCCATCATTACCCTCAGAAGGCGAGTACGACCCAGCAGTGCCGCTACCGCCTACGCCCCCCGGCCTACCGCCACCGCCGCCAGAGCCGCCATCTCATCCGTAGCCGTCTCCGGTGCCGGTGCTGTTGGTAACGCTAACAGAATAGTTGGAGCCACCGCCGCCACCGGAGGCGGTAATCGTGGTGATGCCTGTTCCAGAAATGGACGAATCACTTCCATTTGCGCCTGCCGCGCCTGCGGATGTTGTTCCAGCGCCAGCGCCTACCGTTATAGTGTAAGCAAAACCGGAAAATAAAGTGAGGCTTGCGCCACTGCGGAAACCACCAGCGCCACCGCCCGCACCATGGTAGGTGCCACCACCTCCAGCGCCGCCACCGGCAATTACGTCGTAATCAACATCCACCCCGCCGGGAAGAGGCCACGTCCCGTCTTCTTGAAACCGCTTGGCCTCCTGCACAGTCCAAACGCCGCTAGCCGCGCTGACACTTGGGGTGACTAGGGTCGCTGAGACGATGTTGCCTTGGTAGCGATTAGACATTCACCTCATCCCAGCTAGTGGTTTCTTCGTTCCAAACATACATGCCGGTATCTGCGGGGCGCGGTGTAGGTGGCCCCCACTGGCACGTTGACTCGTTTAAAATCCAGCTTGAATAGGGTTGTGGCGGTATAAAAGCATCACGGTCAACATCGTATGTAAACCCAATGCCTGCAAAATTCTTTCGCATATTGTTGTTGTAGCTGGTCTGCTTCCATGTCCCGCCGAATAATTGAGTGCAAAACGCAACGCCTAGCGACTCCTGCTCATCGCCGTTTTCGTCAATAAGCTCGGGATTAGCCACAACAATGACGCGCAAAACCTCGTTGTTTTCATTTAATTCTGCAAAATGTGCCATTAGAACGTAATACTCCCAGAGCCAGTAAATGTATAAATGTTGTAACTGCCGTCCGTGGTTGTGGTTGGTGAGCCTGTTGTAGCAGTGGCTGTATTTAGTGTTCTGATAATCACAACGCCTGAACCGCCTGTGCCGCCCGTCGTGTTGCTTGGGTAGCCACCACCGCCACCTCCACCACCAGTATTAGCCGTGCCTGTTCCAGCGGCAGAAGAACCGTCGCTTCCAGCACCGCCTCCACCAGTGCCGCCCGTCCCCGGAGCATCGCCGGTGGCGGCCCAGCAACCGCCTCCACCGCCACCGGCGCGTGTAACAGATGATCCGGTAATCGAGGATGCTGACCCAGAACCTCCTGCGCCTCCGTTATCCGCGTCTGCATCGCCTCCAACCCCACCGGCTCCACCACCAGCGCCTCCCGGGCCGTTTTTAGCTACACCTTGGCCCCCATCATTTCCTTCTGAGGGTGTGTAGCCGCCAGCGTTACCAGACCCCGGTGTACTATTACCAGCTTGATCTCCCGCGCCACCGCCAGAGCCTCCGTCAGCGCCATCCTTTTCTGTACTATACGAGCCACCTCCACCGCCGCCGCTAGAAGAAACAGAATTAAATGAACTATCCGCGCCGTTTGAGCCTCTAACGCTTTGGCTTACCGATCCCGCACCACCTGCCCCCACTGTAACAGTGTAAGTAGCGCCTTCTGTAAGCGCTTGGCTAGTAAACTCACGATAACCACCAGCCCCTGCTCCAGCGGCAATTTGATTGCCGCCTCCGCCTCCGCCTGCAATAATTAAGTAATCTGCAAAAAAACTCGGAGCAGGCCAGCCTGTTCTGTTTTGCATCTGAGTAGGCAAAGACCAAGCGCCGCTATATACCTTCGGGTCTTGATCCAGACCATTAAAGCCAATAAACCCGCCTTTATCCTTGGCCACAACAAGTCCCTGTTAGCTGATTTCTTCGTAGCTTACAATGACTTCAAGGTCGTTTGCGGTCCCCGCTGTGACCGAAATAGAGCGGTCCTCCTCTAAATACAAAGACGTGTTCTTATCCAAAACAATCAGAGACGCATCCGCCGGCACTGAAACAGTAGAAACTAATGAATATGCTGTCCCGCCAATTGCCGCCGCAGTGTGATAATCAACAGTTACGTTACAGGCGGTTGTGCCATCCACGTTAGCAACCTGAATCATGTTTATCTTAAATACTTTACCGCTTGACGCGGCATTACTAACAAGCTCGGTTGCGCTTGTGGTAGACAATGCAAGGTAAAAGGACTTGCCTGTAATAGTACTGACATTGACAATGTTTGGTGCGGCCATTTCCTAGCTCCTATCCGAATACAATAGCCATCGCAATAGCCTTTCCAGTGCTGGCCTTGGCGTCAAGCTGAGTTTGAATGTTAGACGTTACGCCATCAACATAATTAAGCTCTGCCGGAGTCGCCGTGACCGCTGTGCTATTGATAACAAGTTGATTTGATCCGTCCAGATATACAGATTTTTCCGCAGGGTACGCAATAAATATGCTTTTGGTGCCTGCGCCAAAGTTTACTGCCGATCCGCCGTTGGAACTTTCTAAAATAGTTGTTCTGGCTAACGTATTGCCACCACTGGAATACGTGCCTAATCCAATCTCGTAAGCAGAATTGGTCGCGTCAATAATTGCGTAGTACGTTGTGTCTGCGTCAGACAACACCGCCGAGAACGCTTGAAAGTTGGTTACGGCACCGCCCAGCGATATCGCTCCCGTGCCGACCGTCGATGTTGTTTCTTTTACCCTGTCTTTAAGGACAAGTGCCATACTAAATACCTTTACTCAGGATCTACCCAGTTAGAGTCTTGCGTCCACGTTGTGCCGTCAAAGGTGTACTTATTTACTGCCCAATCTTCCGGGACATTAGTTACATTTTCGTGCAACGTAGCGTTGGTGGAATTTAAACAGTCAATATAAAAGTTAAGTACTAACGGGTCGCCTAGTGTCGATAACGGATCACCAACCGTAATCCTGTTTTCTGCCATAAACACTTCTTTATCGTCGGCAAATAAGTGTGTAGAAAGGTTGGTCACATTGTCTGTGATTGTTTTCATAGCTACCCCTTAATCAAAAGGTTTGTTGCGGAGGTTGCTACTCCAGCAAACACTGAGGGGGTTTGCGTAGAATCGTCAATTAACGATCCATCAAGGCCAACATAATAACCAGTTCCAGCAGTTAAGCCTGTTTGAGCATCGTCAACAGACCCAGCCAATTGAATTGTCGCTGTAGCGGTGTCAGCATATGCTCCATTAGAAATACCTACAAAATTTTCTTTTGTTAAGGTTGAGTTATTTATAGTTACGCTAAAACCAATACCTTTAATCCTACCGCCACTCGCAACATAATCCTGCGATGCGATTAAAAATTTATTTACGTTTGAATCAAAAACAACATCCCACCCTTGGTCGGGAACAGTCACGCCGGCACCTTGATTAATTGTGGCATAGGGAGGAGCATCCCAGACTGACCGCGCCGTCTCAAACGTGGGCACTGCTGTAACAGGATCTATAGTTACTACCTTGGCAAACAAGTTTACATGTTCAATCGCTTGTTTTTCAGTGTCGTCCCACTTAGAAAAATAAAAAAGAACAGCCTTGTTTGTGTTTGTGTCATAAGCCATACGACTAGATAAAGGCCAAGTTCCTGCTGATGTAGTATTTCCTGTTTCAAAAAAATATCCGCCCGGATCAGTAAAAGTAATATCCGTTCCGGACACAGTTCCTATCATAAAATAACCAGCATCGGCGCTGGTGTCCGACCAACCATATAAGATTTTGCCGCTGTCTGGGTCGTAAACCGCCATATTGTATTGGGTAGTTCCCGCGCCTGCGGGTTCTATAGACGTTCCAAAAGAAATGCTAGTTCCAGAAACCGTACCAACAACCGCGCGAGCATCACTAGAACTGTCTTCCCACAAGATAACCACTTTTTCGTTTGTGGTGTCAAAAACAGCATTTACATAAAGAGAAGATCCTGCCCAAAATTGCGTGGTCGTTCCAAAAGAAATGCTATCCCCTGAAACCGTACCAACAACCGCTTTACCATTTGTATCATAATAAGCAATAACTACTTTATCGTTTGTAGTGTCGTAACAAACCCCTCTTTTGTTGGCTCCACTAGAACCATCTGTGGAGGAGGTGTATTGAACTGGAGTGCCAAATGTAAAAGACGTTCCAGAAATAGAACAAACCACAGCGTAACTTCCTGTAGTGCCTGAAGTCCGACTATAATTAAAAACACATTGATTAGTATCCGGATCAAATGTTCCACCAAGAGCAATTGTAGTCCCGGTTGAATCAATGGCTACGGGCGTGCCATATGTGACTGCACCGTCTGAGGCAACAGTAGCCACAACGCCATATAAATAGTCTGATGAATCTGTGGCTGTGTAAACAATTAAAGATTTATTAGCGTTGGAATCAAAAACAACGGCGGAATATTGCGCCCTATCTGTTCCGCTAGTAAAATATACTCTGTCACTTACGTTAAAATTTTGTCCTGTTGGCTTGCTAACAGTGCCATCTGAGTTAAGGATCACAGGGTCACCATCAGCGATAGAGCCTGATGCGGTTGCTGAGAAAGACGGAGCGGCATCAATGCCAGTAAGTGCAGAACCATCCCCCGTGTACGACGTAGCCGCAACCTCACCGCCAGAGCCGTATATAACAGCTTTAGAGTTAACAACGGTATTGGCTGTTGCCCCGTCCAGCAGGTTAAGCTCCGCCGCAGTAGAGGTCACCGCCGTGTCATTGATGACAAGCTGGTTAGAGCCATCCAAGTACGCAGACTTATCGGCGGGGTAGGTAATAAATACGTCTTTGCTTCCTGCGCTGAAATTAACCGCGTTATTACTGTTGGAACTAGACAGGACGGTGGTGCGGGTAATGGTGTTCCCACCACTGGCATAGGTGCCGAGGCCAACCTCAAAATCTTGGTTTGTGTCATCGACAATAGCGTAGTAGGTGGTGTCACCGTCCGACAGGACCGAGGAAAAGGCGACAAAATTGACCTCTGCCCCGGCGAGCGTAATCGCTCCCGTGCCTGTCGTGGTGGTGGTTTCTTTTACGCGATCAGCAACGACCAGAGCCATAACTATGCAATCCGAATAATAGCGTTAGATGCGTCAGCAGCGGGGAACACAATGGTGAAGTCGCCCGCACTGGATGACTTGTCAGAGCCAAAGTCCAGAACAACCACCGACTCAGTCGTGCCCGACCCGCCGCCAGCAGTGGTGTTGTAAATCAACGCGCCGCGAGCAGTGATCGTTGACGAGCTAAACGTTAAGTCCGCGAAGTCAGTCAACGCTGTTGTTCCTGACGTGGTGGGTGTGACGTTGGTCAAAGTACCACCACCGGCAGTGTAGCCCGTGCCGCTAACTTCATCAGTCGCGGTATAGTCAGTCGTGGCCGCCGTAAAGCTTGCATTGTTGTCGTACATAGCCAGCTTAAAGGTGTGACCTGTGCTGGCAGTGAAGTCGTGCTGGGCCTGAAGCAATTCCTGCTTGAAGGACGTACACATAAAGTTACCTGTAAAAGCCATATCAAAGTCTCCTGATAAGTTCGGCTAAGTCTTTTTGCCCTGCGTCACACAGAGCGTTATACACAGTGGTTCGGTCGCTTTTGACCGCCTCTTTCATATAAAAAACAAGAACCGCGCGCATATGATCCTTGTAAGCATTCGCCTGCTCTTTAATTGCGGGCGGGGCGGTATCAGAAACGCTCAGAAGCTTGCTAAGGCATCGCTCGGCAACCTCCTCCGGAGTGAAGCCACGATGGTTGGTAGTCTGTATTTCGACTATTCCGGGGCTTATTTTACCCCCTTCTACCATCATTGTTTAGGCCTTATTAGCATCCCAGTGCGATACTGATCCGTAACTTCTTTGTTCTCACCAAACTGTTTCATGCCCGCCAACGCCATTTGAAGCTGTTGCGTGTACAGCGCAATCATATCTGGCTCGCCTTTCATGAAAGTGTATGCCTCCAAAAGACTGCCATAAAGCATGGCTAGGGGAGCGTTTTCGCTCAACCAAGAAGTGCCGCTATCCGTTAAGCTGGTTAAGCTGGCAGGACGGTAGTAATAGTGTAGTTCTGCCACATACGCGGCATCCGGCGTAGGCGCTAAGATAAAGTTATCGCGGTCAAACAACGCGTAATATTTAGGCGCTCCCGTGGCAGAGCTATCCGGCGCATACGTTTGTAAAAAGTTGACATCTTTAAAATCAATAAAAACTTTTTCGCCAGAAACCTCAAGAGACAAGGACAATGGAGCCAAAAAATCAGACGGGCAATCTAAATATTTGATGCTACCCGTGGTGTTACCCAACGCATTCTTACGGAAGTCCGTAAGTTGCACCATTTTAAAAATGCGCTCTTCCGCATTACGAATAAAAACAGGCAAGTTGTTAACAAACGTGGTTTCGTCGTTTTCCGCGTAATCTTGTATCGCCTGCTTTAATTCACCGTATGTGAAACTCATGATGTCGTCACCGTTACTGCACCAGCAATGCCAAACCCTACTGTTGGCCTAAATGCAGGCCCCTCCACAAGGGGGACCGCTACGGGCACGTCCAAAGGCTCTACACGATCTGGGCGTGGATTAAGAAGGGCCTGCGGATCTACCGCCTTGACACGCGGCTCCAACTGAGGCTGTTTTGGCTCGTATTCGTCACGGCCAACCAACATTCCGGTCCACTCCCGCTTCATTTCGTTAAGCTTGTAACGAAATCCGGAGCGGTCAGAAATGCCGTAGGCAAACTTCCCTGTAGCAAACTTCCCCATTAGAGGAGCCTTGAGTACGCCATAGACGGCTGTATATTGAACGAAGCGCGATCCCTATCCTCTGATGCGGCCCGCTCAAATTCTTCCTCATACACCGCCTTGAGAAGCTGTACGCGGTCAGGGGCGCGTTTGATGGCAAGGTAATACGCTAATCCCGCCGCCAAACAGGGATAAAACCGGAACGGAATATCCATGGTGTTGGTAAACGTATCGGCGTCGTCCATCCGTACAAGCTTGTCAATAATCACCGTGTCAGTGCTGTTTTCAGGCACTGGCCAAAGTTTCAACGTAGGATCTATCTGCCTATCCACAAAAAACTGAGACGGGCGACCTTGTTGCGTCTTAGTGGGAATATTGATGAAGTCACTACGACTAATCCGCTCTAAAGCGTAATCCGTGTTGCTACGCCGTACTACAGCGTTTAAAACGTCAATTGTCGAGGAGCCAAGGGCGTAGTTTCCAGTGCCTTGCGTCAAAACTACCGTAGTTTGCTCAATAGTCCATTGATTCAAACCACGGTTGGCCCAATCGCCCAGCATCAGGTTCAACGACCGTTTGGCCGTTTTAAGGTCATAACCAGTACGAACTTCTAGCCCGCACCGCTCAAACGCCTCTTCGATGTAATCGCTTACATCTAGCTCAAAGTTGGTTGAACCCGAAACAGCCATGTTTAGAGGCCTTTACTTGGACAAGAACTACGAACCGCCGCCTTACCTGAAGGGTCACCCCCGTTTCTCAATTTCACAGGTCCGCCGCGCATTCTTTTGATTGGTGCTTGCTTCTTCTTAGTCTTTTTTGCCTCACCGCCGTCTTTCATGCCGCCGGGAACCGGTATAATGGGAATGGGGCTTCCTTGTCCGCCACGGGTTTTACGTCCTCTACGGCCTCCTTGTCCGGCACCGGCACCGGCACCACCACCACGCTTCATGCCCAAAGGCGTTTTTCTATTTGATCCCGGCATCGCATAATCTCCTGTAGGTTTCTTGCCGCTCGTCCCAAAGATGTGCCATCTCCGGGTCTTTTAAATAATTCTCATAATACCCTTTTTCTCTTAGCATTTCCGCCGATTTTTCCAGCTTAG